AACTATCAAGCGAAGGTTATGGTGAGAAAATAGAAAAGATTCACGATGTAAAAATAATTCAAGAAACATCTGATTATTCTTTTGTAATTGATAAAGAAGAAATAGAAAAATACATAACAGACACCAAAAAAAAACAAAAAAAGGCAGAGAAAGAATATTTATCAAGTGAATTAAAAAAAAAGAATACTACTCGTGATTTAAAGGATATAAAATCAAAAATAGAATCATTAATGAAAATCCAACAAGATTATAAAGATAATCTTGATGAATATGATAGAATATATAATTCTAAACTGGATGCGTTTAATATTGTATCAGATGAAGTAATTGAACAAATGAATCTATTAAAAGATATAACAAAGAAATTATCTTTATATAAAGATAGTGTACCTAAAAAGAAATGGTTTAGAATATGGGGAGGTAAGAAAACTAGACGTTCTATGAAAAATAATAAACGTATTACTAGACGCGAATAAATAATAATTATGAAAACAATCTAAAAAATTGATACTAATTTTAAATTAGTATGAACGGTACAACTTTACTTGCATTTAACGAATCAAATATGTCTTCTATACCGAAAACTCTTGATAATAAAGAAAAGAAAGTTCGTATTCGTATACCCAAAAAAAAAGTAGTAGCCTCTGAATTATCAAAATCTCTCGATGAAACAATAGAACACTCTACAGAATCTATAAAACAAATAATGGAACATGAATTATTAGAATCAATCAAAAAGGAAATCGATCCGATGACGGATGTGTTAGCACAATTATTACCAGAATCAGTACTAAACCATTTAGGAAAATATACAGAAGAACCGTTTCAAATCATACAGTCTTATTTCGAAGGCCAACATTTAGATCGTCTGGTCCGACATCAGATCGAATCCTATAATCATTTCATAAACCATCAAGTACAGAGGACGATTGATATGTTTAATCCTGTAACGGTACGTTCCGAAAACGACTATGTAGAAGAGCATAAAATGTACATGTTAGAAGTTTTCATTTATTTCGAGAATTTTAAGTTATATCCACCACAAATTCATGAAAATAATGGTGCGACAAAACTCATGCTTCCACAGGAGGCCAAACTCCGGAATTTCACATACGCCTCCACAATGACGGTCGATATTCGCCTAGAATATATGATTCGAAATACCGAGGCCATGGATCAACCACGTACTGTGAAAAAACTGCTTCCAAAAATCAATATTGGAAAAATGCCGATTATGTTAAAATCCTCGATTTGTGTTCTTACGCAGAATAAGCATATTCATCCCGCATATACAGGCGAATGTACGATGGACTGTGGTGGATATTTCATTATCAAGGGATCGGAAAAAACCGTCCTTGGCCAAGAGCGTGCTGCCGAAAATCGTATCTACTGTTTCGATGGGAAGAATACGACGAAATGGGATTTCTTCGCGGAAATCAAATCGATCCCTGATAATAAATGTATTTCTCCTAAACAAATCGAGATGATGATTGCATCGAAAAATAATGGTTTTGGAAATGGTATTTATATTCAAATTCCGCGTATGAAGCAGCCAATCGAACTATTTTCGCTATTCCGAGCACTCGGTGTCATGTCGGATAGAGAAATCTGCGAATATATTGTCTTAGACACTGCCGATGAGAAAACAGGCGATATACTCAAATTCTTACAAGCATCGATCATTGATTCGAATAAATATATGACTCAGGAAGATGCGATGCGTCATGTCACTGCGAATGTTACCTTCATGCCCCTAAATATGGATAAAGAAACGGGGGCTAGGAAAAAACGCGAATTCGCACAGGATGTCTTAGATAATGACCTGTTTCCCCATTGCAGATCGAAGGATCAGAAAATATATTTAGTGGGGTATATGGCGAATAAACTCATTCAGACGGCACTAGGGTTATTACCACCCGATGATCGTGATTCATATATCAATAAGCGGATTGATTTGACAGGGACCTTATTAAATAATCTGTTTAGGAATTACTTTAATAAACTAGTCAAGGAGATGCAAAAACAGATTATTCGAGAGATCAATAATGGGTCTTGGCGTTCGACGGAGGATTATGAGAATATCGTGAATATGACAAATATTTATAAAATCATGAAATCGACGACAATTGAGAATGGTATTAATCGTGCACTAGCCACTGGCGATTTCAGTATTAAACAATCGAATTCGAGTAAGGTGGGTGTAGCACAGGTCCTAAACCGTTTGACATATGTATCGTCTCTTAGTCATTTACGCAGAATTAATACACCACTAGAGAAATCGGGTGAACTGATCGCACCTAGAAAACTGCATAATACTACATTTGGGTTCTTATGCCCAGCGGAGACGCCGGAGGGCCAGTCGATTGGTATTGTCAAAAACATCAGTTATCTTGGACATATTACTATTCCGACGAATAGTGAATCGCTCTATGAATATGTGAAACCATTTATCGTACCATTAGATAAAATCCGACCACAAGATGCAAATCGAAAAGTCAAAGTGTTTATCAATGGCTCTTGGGTAGGAATTACAGATCAAGCAATTGATCTATATGATGATATGAAAGCAAAGAAATATAGCGGTATTGTGAATATTTATACGTCGATTATTTTTGATATCAAACTGAAAGAGATTCGAGTATGTACGGATAGTGGGCGATTAACGAGGCCTGTTCTTAAAGTAAAAGATGGACGTGCTATTATCGATCGGTCTGTTATTGATAGATTAGAAACGAAAGAAATCGGTTGGAATGATTTATTAACCAATTGTAAACTCAATGATTCCGTGATTGAATATATCGATCCAGAAGAACAGAATTTCGCAATGATTGCTATGCAAGCAAAAGATAAAATGTTACACGATATTGGTGTCAAATACCATTTCACTCATTGTGAAATCCATCCGTCGACGATTTTCGGTGTTCTCGCCTCTTGTATTCCGTTTCCTGAGCATAATCAGGCGCCGAGAAACACTTATCAGTGCGCGATGGGAAAACAGGCAATGGGTGTATACGCTACAAATTACGATAAGCGTATGGATAAAACCGCCTATGTTTTAAACTATCCTGCACGACCATTAGTCGATACGCGTCTCATGAATTTCATTCATCTTAATAATATCCCCTCTGGATGTATGGTGAATGTAGCGATTATGACCCATACAGGATATAATCAGGAAGATAGTGTTCTTATTTCGAAAGGCGCACTCGATCGTGGTCTCTTTATGGCAACGATCTATCATACAGAGAAGGACGAAGATAAAAATATTATCCGCGACGAAATCGTCCGTTGTAAGCCCGATAAAACAAGAACCAAAGGTATTAAATTCGGAAATTATGATAAGTTAACATCGCAAGGATTCATCCCCGAAAACGAACTCGTCGAGAATCGAGATGTGATTATTGCGAAAATCGTACCTATCAAAGAAAATCGTAATGACCCAACGAAAACGATTAAATTTGAAGATCAGTCCAAAACATTCCGTACAACGGAGGAGACCTATGTCGATAAGAATTTCACTGGGCGTAATGGTGATGGGTATAATTTCGCCAAGGTCCGTGTGCGTATTCTGCGAAAACCAGTAATGGGTGATAAGATATCGAGCAGGCATGGTCAGAAAGGTACTCTTGGAAATATTATTCCAGAAGAGGACATGCCTTTCACAAAAGATGGATTACGACCAGATATTATTATTAATCCACATGCAATTCCTAGCAGAATGACGATTGCACAGTTAAAAGAGACACTTCTTGGAAAGGTCCTATTAGAACTCGGAATGTTCGGAGATGGAACGAGTTTTGGAAATCTCAGTGTAAATACGATCGCAGAGCAGTTACAAGGTCTTGGGTATGAGAGTTATGGTAACGAACTCCTATATAATGGACTCACCGGTGAGCAACTTGAAACCAATATCTTTATGGGTCCAGTCTTCTATCAGCGTCTTAAACATATGGTGAATGATAAGCAACATTCAAGGGCGATTGGTCCGATGGTGAATCTCACCCGGCAACCTGCGGAAGGTAGAAGTAGGGATGGTGGTTTTAGAATAGGTGAGATGGAGCGTGATGTGATGATTGCACATGGTATGTCGCGATTCTGTAAGGAGCGTCTATATGATGTTTCGGATAAATATAGTGTACACGTTTGTAAGCGGTGCGGTCTAGTGGCTTCGTATAATGATGGGGATAAACGAAAGGGGTCTGCGATCGATTTCGCGGTCCATCTTTGTAAGACCTGTGGAAATACCACGGATTTCGCCAAGGTTGATATTCCATATGCGTATAAATTAATGGCACAAGAATTACAAACAATCAATGTTGTACCAAGAATTATGACAGAATGATTCAGTTCTGTAACACTGTAAATTACAATTGTAAATATTCTACTTCATTTTGTAAATTTGTACTAGAATTGTAGTAGTTGTAATATTTTTATCTGCATATTTGGTAACAATAAATAATATAGGGCGTTATTTTAGCACATTCGTTTTTATGAAGTGGAAAAGGCCATTTATATTTTTTTATTTATTTTTATTTATTTTTATTTTTTATGTCTGCTTTTACTGGATAGAATACGATGAAGATTCTATAAAAAGTTCTAAAACATATACAGTAGAGAAGGATGGATTATGCGTATTGATAGATAAAGCTTATTTACATACAGAATCTCAACCATGTAATAATCTGAACAAAGATATCTTAAATGAACTTCCATCGGATTATGTTTTTTTAGATTATATTTATAAAATAAAAAATACAGCACTTTCGACATTTCATAGAGATGTGACTTCTTCTCAAACAATTAATAATACAAAATATCCGACTTATACATGTATTTTATATAAATATAGTGGCGAATTATTATCTGTTTGTCCTTCTTCGAATAAAACATACCCTTTTGTAAATACGAATATAGTAAATATATCAGGGGAAGCAGGTACGGTATTTCTATTTGATTCGAATCTATTACATTCTGGAATGCAAAATATGTGTAGGGACCGCGAAGTCGTCCAATATAAAATATGTCATAAAGACGATTTACTACTTCTGAAACATTTACAAGGAGTTCGTGTAGAAAAAACGGATCACTGTGAAATAACATATTATAATTATTTTATGCGTAAGTTATCCTACTATTTCGAACTTCCGATAAATACTATTCTTTATCCTCTTATGATTAAAAGAGAGAATGATAATAGTTTATTAGGTAAAATACAGTCCTATATTCCATTATCGTATTATAATAATATATAGCAGGGCTTATAGTTTATTTATATGTTCTTTCTTTTATACATTTATCGCTCATACATGGGTGCGGGTCTATTCTAAAACAATAAATATAGGCGCGGTAAATTATAAAAAATAGGAATAAAAAAACAAATAAATATAAAATAAACTGAATAAAAAACGACGAAATATTTTTTAGATCCATTTTTATTCGTTTTTTATATATTTTATTCTATACTATATTATTCTTACTATATTATTATTTTTTAGATAATAATATACAAAATCCAAAAATCCATAAACATAACTTACATACGAGTACATCCAGAAATAGCACCTTCTTTTTTCAACTTTTTTAGACTCTTAGGTTTAATTCCCTCGAAAAAACCATCTTTTAATACCGTTGTTTTATTCCCAAAGAGTTCTTTTCTCGTTTTCTCCATCATTTTAATAAGTTCTTTATTATTTTTAAATATTTTTCTAAATCCATTTGAGAGTTTATCTGATGGTCCATCTTCAAATATAGTATTCTTACATCCTTCATTACAGAAATATTTTGCACAGATATCTAATTCGGTTTTATCGCCTTTCCCTGATTTTTTCGACTCTTCTAATTTATCTAAAAATTTTTCCATAAATAGAATTTGATTATGTATTTTTTCACATTCTGTTGGTTCTTTTTTGGATTTATTAGAAACCGACTTCTTAGAAACCGACTTCTTAGAAACCGATTTATTAGAAACCGATTTACAGGCCTTGGTTTCTTTCTTTTGCATCTCTTTTATTTTTTTCTCAAAATCAGTTTTTAATTTTTGCAAGTTTTTTTCGGCTTCTTCGAGCCATAATTTACATTTTGTATCCATACATTCGGATTTTTTATCACCCCCTTTCACACAGGATCGATTTTTTCTAGTTTTCGCCATTTATATATTATATATACAAAAAACCAGAAAACAAAAACAATAAAAATACAGTTAATCAACAAAAATCCAATCTTTTCATATTATAACTACTATATTTATATTTAAAAAATGTCCAATACAGATATTCCTCAGGCCTCTCTCATCAATGATATGCGAACTGCCAAAGATTTCAGTGGTGTTACTTTTTCCAAATATAAGAAAACAAATGTCCGAGATCAACTGATTCGGTCTATGGTAAATGGTAAAGTCGAACCCGCATGTTATTGGACCGCCGAACTCATTTGCGCCGGACATTTTATGGAATTATGGGAGACGATCATTCATTATGTCGGTAAATATATACATTTAGGAAATCCCAAACTGGCATCGTACCTAGAGATGCGGTATACTGTTTTCAGAAATATTATGGGTCAGGGGCTATATATAACAGAATTAGACCTCCGAAATTCCGCGAAAATACGGTCCTTATTCGCCGAAGTTATTTGTATTCTCTCGTTATCGAATAAAAAAAACTCTTTCGAATCCATTAAAATAAACCGAACCGAAGAATTCGATATGACACAAATGACCGAAAGACTAAAAGCCCCGAATGTACATTTCATAGAGACAGTGTTTAAGAAAAAGGATCCAAAAGAAATCTTTATTCCTGTCAACGAATTCGCCTATTGTATTTCTGCCGAGGGGTCGAATATGCGAAATGCCTGTTATTGGATCGAATGGATCATTGAATTCGATGTTCTATGTAGAAATAGAAAAGAGCCATCCTTATGCGAAAAACGAACAGATATTCCTGTAGATTCAAAGTTACAACGCGATATTATTTGGCTCATATGGGATTGTCTTTTTGAGAGATGCTTGAATCTAAAAAATCCATTTATTGAAAAGGTTTTACAGTCGATTTTTACATTATTTTGTATAAAATATACATCTGCTGCTAGTAAACGTCGTCGATATCTCCTTTATTATGCGGTTGCGCTTCTAACAGAACCTGTTCCAATGGGCATTGAATTGATTACTCAAAAAGAGATCGTCCAAAATGTGGTTTCAAAAATCCACGAAGTCTATAAACAAATAAAAAAATCGGAGGAAGCGCCGAATACAGAATATTTATTTTCTGGATTAGATACTCGGCAGAATTTCGAAGAATCAGTCAAAAGAATGGAAATGTTACAGAATGCTGATTTTGCGAATCGGGTTTTATAAGTATCCATAAAATAATGGATATGATAATTACAAAATATTCACAAAATATGCATTATAATCTACTGTATTATTTTGGATAGTTTCATATATAACCAACTTCTATAAAATATAAAATTTCAACTATTTTCCCAATGATTGTAGAATTATAAATATTGTATTAGAATTGTAATATTATTATTTAATAATGTAATGCATAACTGGTGTGGAAATACTTTAGGAATTAATATTTTGGTACGAGTTATAGTATATTTTAGATATATATGCCTGAACATTCAGAGAACGAATCGCAGTCCGGCAACAATTCACCATCGCAGTCCAACGCTAACTCTAATACCAATTCCAATGCTAACTCTAATACCAATACCAACGCTAACCAAACAATAACATATACATGCGATTGTTTTGATGTATCTGGTCATTATATGAACAACCCATCCAATACGAATTTCTTATTTGATAATTCAGGAAATTTATTAGATATGTCTATGAATATTTTATATAATATGAGTAGTTTGGTAGATATCTCTTTTATCGTGATTCATGGTATAGGATATGAAATCGTAAATAAACAATCGGTTGACCCAAATGGTAATATTAATCAACATACAACATTTACTTCTACACAACCCGACCTCTATGATCCAAATATAACCGAAGATTTTGTCCAATATGTATCTACCTATGATGATACCTCGGATATTCATAGCGAAAATACAATTGTCATGAATGAGATTATTGGGTATGCGGCTAAAATTAAATGCGAAAACTTCCATGGGAAAGGTTCGATCGATGATTATTCTGAATTATTTCAAGCCGCAGCTAAAATCGCAAACGAAACAAAACAAATACAATTAGATGTCGATATTGATGGATTTAATGAATTTGGACAAGCCGCCGATGAATTAGCGGCCCTATTTACAAGTTTCACTACTCGATTACATAATATAAATATTATTAATGATATTACATTTTTAAGAGCAATCTCGAGTGCACTCGCGAAAATATGTAATCTTTCTGATATTTTTGGAAGTTTTAAAGAAACCATTATGAGTAAATCATCGATTCAATTACCAAAATCCTCCCATGATACTAAAATTATCCTAGATAATGTCTTATCTGAGATTAACTGTGCTATGAATTATATTGGTAATTTCGTGGAAGTAACGAATCCGAATTTAGTGGATTATCAATTATCCGCTGCAGAACAAAATATTATATCGAATGCAGTCGATACGATTGATAAATGGAATGTGATTTGTACAGAAGGTGTATCCATTGCTATGAATAATAATCCAGATATAGTATCGATTAATAATACGAATACTATCATGAAATCTAAAACTGTGAAATTAAAATCACTTTCGACGACCTTACAACGAAAATTATCGCAATATATGAATTGTTAGATTTCCAAATAAAAAATAAAATATAAAATATCTATTTTTGGATATTTTATATGTAGGTATAATTATTGATTTTTTATTTTGAGAGATTTGTTATTATTTTTGTTTTTTTTTTTTTTTATAGATTTTTTTATTTTTTTGGTTTTTTTTTTTTTTTTTTATTATTTTTGTTTTTTTTATAAATTTCT